CCTCATCGTTGAAGGGAAGTTCCTTGTACCACTGCGGAAGATGCGGCTCGTCAAAGGGATACGCGACGCTGTCCATCTTCATGCTGTTGGGACGAAGCTTGCAGACGATGACCTTCTGACCATCGGTGATCTCCATGGAGTAGTTGTCTCCGTAGAGCCTTCTGAGCTTGTTCCAGTTGATGGCTGCCTGAACGTGACCAGGAACTCGTACCTTTTCCCTGGCACCAGCCTTGATCAGTTCCTTGCCCTCACCCTCATTGAGACGAGACATGTAGCCCGTGATACCATTGACCTTCTTGGGCGTTCCCTTGAGCCAGCCCGAAAGTCCTCGGAACTCTGTTCGGAACGTCTTGATCATGTCAATGATCGTTTCCTTGGTGCCACCATCCAGCAATGTGGTGATGACCTTTTCAAGGAATTCCTGCATCATCTTGGGCGTGTCAGCGCGCTTCAGATCCAAGCCAACGGCCTTGATCTTTCCGGGCTTTCCATCGACGTCCTTTCGAACGTTGTCCTGATCGTAGATCAGTAGCGCGTAACGCTTCTTGGTGATGAACAGACCACGACTTGCAATCAGTTCTCGACCAGCCCTGATGATGCCACCGCGCTCCAGACCAGTGTTGAACCACTCATCCATAAAGGGCGGAAAGCTGTCATTTACCGCATCACCGATACCATCATACAGCTCAATCATCGCGTCACGATCCTGAAGCATGGGAGCCATCTCAGGATCCGCCTCCAGCATCTTTACAGCCGTGAAATACACCGAGTCAGTATCATTGTAGAGAATGGCGTCACCGCGAACGTCATACTGTCCAGTGATGATCTCGTTGGTCTTGCTGCTCATATGCTTGGTGATCGAACGACCACTCAGCGTAACGCTCTGACCAATACGTGCGTCATAGAATCGGCAACCCTCGTTTAGCAATGCGCCGTACAAGGAGTTCAGCAAAATCTTACGAGCCTGCTGTCGCTGATTCCAAAACACTCGGAGACTTTCGCCTTCCAACTTGCCATCTGGCTCGATGAAGATCCTGTCACCATCAATGCGGATCAAGTTGTCGCTGACCAGCATGTTGATTGCGTCCATGTCGCCCAGGCGGATGTACTCGGGAAGTTCCTTGAAATCCACACCATTGCGACCAGTGTGCTGATCGGGGGTGAACTTTTCCCACTGTACCTTAAAGCCCTTGCTCTGTGCCAGTGCTTCCGAGTAAACAGTTTCCTTGAACTGCATTTCCTTACGCTGACTGTACCACTTACCAAGCAAGCCTGGAATAATGGCCTCCACGTCAGTACGGAAGATCGTACCATTTGCCGTGATGCAGTAGGGATTGCCCTGAAGGAAGATGTACTCATAAAGCTGCTCACCAGTTACCTGGATGCTGTGACCATCTTCAAAGTCCACAGTCATTGCTTCCTTGGACTTTTCATTGACCATCGTGTACTCAAGAGTACAGAACAAGCCTTCCCAACATTCCGGACCAGGAATGCCCTGAGCCAAGCGACTGTCAATCAGCGCGTTGGTTCGGTCCAGACGAATCTGACCAATCAGCGTCTCGGGACCCATGTTGAGTGCGCGAAGTGCCGATGGATACAGACTGTTGATGTCGCAGCAAGCAATCTCCTCATGGATGCCAATCTTTGGCTTTGCCACATAGGCGCCCACAACTGGTCGCTTTTCGCCAAAGCCTGCTGGCCTTGGACCATCTTCGTCCTCGTCCCAATCGTCCTCGTCCATATCAACTTCAAAGTCTGGACGCTTGCGGTTGCTGACACACATTCCACGCTCATGCGCTTCATTGATAATGCTCTGCTCAATCAGCGCCACGGAGCCCATGGTCGTTGGAAGCAGAACGGTATTGGTGTGGGCAATCTGATTGGCCAGTTCGATGAATCGCTTCTTCTGGTCAATCTTGTTCAGCAGTGCGGTGTCCTGGCGATTGTACTCCAGGAACTTGTGAAAGTCCCGCTTGTACAGGTTGTCCAAGGTTCCACTGTAGGCAACCTTGTTTTCACCAGTCTCGATTTCGCCAACGTAATCCAGTCGGTAGCTGTGAAGCTCGCTGGGATTGTGCTTCTTATAGAGTTCCAAGTAGTCCAGGTGGATACGGCCAACTAGCTCGTATGTTTCCTTTTCCTTCTTGAACTCAATGTACTTTCGGCGACGAGGACGCTGGTTCCAGAGACACATCCTCTTGCTGTGGTCTTTGCCCATCAAACGCTCGATGCGATTGATAACATAGGGGATATCGTATCCCTTGCTGTTCCAGCCCGAGAGAACATCACAGTCCTCAATCAAGTCGAGGAACATGTTCAGCATCTGCACTTCATCATTGCAGAGAATCGTGTTGGGAAGTGAACGACAGATTGCATCCGCGGCCTCCCAAGTCAGGTGATCCTTGTCATTGACAGGTAGGTTGGGCTTGAGCGCCATCGTGTAGAGGGTGTTGTCGGAAGTTCGATGAACGGAAATTGCCGTGATGGCGCTGAATGGATCCCAGGGATCCGCAAAACCACGAGCCGGATCAAAGTCCGTTTCAATATCGAAGAAGCCAATGTTCAGTACCGGCGACTCAATTCCCTTGTAGTTTTCCTCTAGGCAGCGGAAAATTGGGTTGACATCGCTTTCATAAATCTTGCGGCTTCCTTGCATCTTCAGCTCACGCTGGAATGCTTTGTTGGAGGTAAAGCTGCTCTTGGATACGGGGCGACCCCACATATCCTTGTAGCGACCTCCGCGAGGATCTTCATAATAGAACACGTAGTTGGCAGGGATCGTATTATAGACCCGCTGACCACCAATGCGCTCTACGATGAGAATCTCGTCCTTTTCTTTGTCATACATTGCGTCGACATAGGACATACAGATTCTCCTTATGTTCTTACTGTAGGGTGCATATTTACCGTAGCACCAGAACAATCATGGAGCCAATATTCAGGACACTCTGACATAGAAAAGGGGAGAGTTTCCTCTCCCCTAGTCTGGTTAGGCGCGACCGACGGCTGCGAGAATTTCCTCGACCTCGTCCATTGCTGCCTTGTCCTCTTCCAGCGAGGCCTTGAACGCTGCCGTGATTGCACGGTTGACCAGCGCGGGCTTCAGCTGAAGCTCTTCCGAAACTGCCTTGACGACGTCCTTGAAACCAGCCTTGAGGTCGCTGACCTCTTGCATGATCTTCAGGCCCTCGTCAACGACACGCTTGAGCTTCTTGGTGTCTTCCTGGCTGAGATTTGGGGTAGTCATTGCATTCTCCTAGTGGATATCTTAACCCACTATGGACAACCTGGTACCCGTTTGTCATTATTTCCAACGCTTGACAACTCGAAGACAACGCGACGTGCGATCATAGGCTGCATCAAGGGACGAGACATCAGTGAGCTTGTCCTTGTGGAGGGCACGATAGCTCATGCTCTGGCTGGGAGCCTCAGGAGCAGGACGTCCACTTTCCTTGGCATCCTTGGCAGCGCGCTTGTGGGCTGCTTCTGCCTCGATGAGTTCCTGATCCAGATCACCCATTAGCTCATCGTTGGTGCCCTTTAGAACACTCATGTTCTTGCTGGCAATAAAATCTAGGACCTTCTGATAATCGTCCAAGTTGTCAAACTCCAAGATGGCAACCGTGCGCTCATCCTGATTGACAAAGTCCCAGCGGCGCTTGAGTGCATCGTGGGCCTTGGCCACGAAGCTGCTATCCTGGAACACAATGTTGTCTTCACCCTTGGTTACCCAGGGAATGCCCTTGTACATCAAGACGCCAACGGCAGTCTCGAGCTCATCGGCACTATTGAAGTAGATTGTGTCGCTGGACGATGGGGAAGCTTCTTCCTCGTCTTCACCGTTCTCCCCTGCAATTGGGTACTCGGGCTCCGACTCGTCGTCTTCCTGGACCGGGAGGGGCTTCTTCACGCGCTCCGATAGTTCACGGATCTCGGACTCTTCGAGCTCCATTTCACGCGAGACTTCCTCGATCGCTTCATTGATTGTGGTTCCCAGAATGGCGTGCTTGGCAACGCGAAACTGTGCCTCGGTTACGAGGGCTTCAAAAATAGTGTTGGGCATTGGGTTACCTCCAGTGGGCTTCCCAGTATTTACCCTGCTATAGGTTCATTCGACCGTTCCACACGAGCATGAAGTGTATGGCGTCCATTCTGTTGGCAAACCACACACCAGCATCATGCTCATGATATTCATGACGGATGAACTCTTTTAGCCAGGGTCCAACCTCTAGATCCCAGAAATCAGCGAGATGTTCAGTCAGCTGTGTGGGCATCTGATGCCTCTTGGGCAAACCGAGGTCTTCCCAAAAGACTGTCCGGCTTTCCATCAAGAGCGCAAGAACATTATCCATCAGCCCCAGGCCAACTTGAACATCGCTGCATCAGCCTTTTTCAGGAACTTGTACGTGTAGGGATTCAGTTCATAGAAGCGACTCTTGGCCATCTCCTTGACCCAGTCTCGGATCTCTTGCTGAACTGCACCGGCAGTTTCACCCGCTTGTTCTCGCCGGGCGATCTTGTCCTTGTTGACGGTCATCTGCTGACCAAAGAAGGGCTGCCACCAGTTGAGTGGATTGCCCATCTGAAGCCACATTGCGCCCGCGACTCCCACGATGCCGATGCTGCCTCGGAATACGGTTGCCCGCCCCAACGAAGCGTCACGGAAGCCTTCCCAGAGGGCCCAGCAAAGCGGGGCAGTGGCTACTAGGATGAATAGCAGGAGGTAGCCTTCCTGCGATTCAAATAGCCACTTTACCGGCTCCTTATACCACACCGGTCCTTTTGGCTTGTTCATAAAGTTGCCGTGACGCAATTTGCTTTCCCTTCGCCTCGACTTCGATGTCAGTCCAAACCAAGTGGCTCAGAGCCCACTCATTGCTGCCTTCGTTCCAGCAACCATAAGAATGCGCCCGTAGCTTGCTGGGTTTGTGACCAGCCGTACCAAGTGCTATAAAGTCTGGTCGCGTCACAGAGCAAGCACCATTTAACAACTCCTCGCTGGAAGTTGAAAAGTGGCTGAGCGGACGAATGCCATGCCAGCTTGCCTTGTAAAAGTCGATACGTGGATCGGTTGGCAAAATGTACTCGCCGTTGCTCTCAACCCAGTGGTGATGGATATCAAGAACCAATGCCACGTGATCATACAGCTTGGCTGCGATGATCTCATCCACGGAGCAACCGAACTCATCATTCTCAATGGTCAGAAGATTCCGAAGTGTGGGGCTCAGACGATTGGCGATCACGTCCTTGAGCTGTACCAGACCGGGATCGAGATTGTTGTTGGCGTGGATGTTGATTGCAAAGCCGCTGCTATGATAGGTGTCACCATAGCTCATGCGCTCCGCCAAGTAGGCGTGGTAGTTCAAGTCGATGATCGCATTGTCGACCACTGTGGGCTTCTGGCTGCAAAGGATCGTGAACTGACCGGGGTGGGTGCAGAGACGAATGCCCGAAGCATCAGCGGTCTTTCGCACGTCCCGGAGGCCGTCCTCGATCAGGCGCTTCATGTCTGCGTCCTGATAGATCCATTCCAGATCAGTTACCGTAAAGGCGGGGAGAAAGTCCGAGCCAATACGAAACAGTCGCATCTCTTTGGGTTGGAGGCTGATCCATTCCAGCTGCCGGTAAAGGGTTGCGATGTTGTGGGTTACGAGGCCATGGATCTTGTCGTATGCCTCTTTGGGTGCCATCTTTCGGAGGGCGGTAAGCGTCGTGGACGCTTGGTTCATGGTCTTTGCAAGGACCTTGTCGGAGGTCTCAAACTTGCAACAGAATCCTACGCGGGGTGCATCACTCATACTCATACTTAGTGCGCGACCCCGCGCATTTCAACAACTTAGGTGACCACGAGGTCAACTAAGATTGCATAATAGTCTTTGATTCCCTGGATTTCATCGTTGACGGATTCAGACCAATCCATCGTGGATTCCACCGAGAGCTTCCACATCACGTCCAGCTTGTGCCGGAGCCGCTCCGTGACTTCCTGACCGCCAAAATACTTCTCCTCAAGGCCGGCTTGGAGAAGTTTGTGCGTTCGGTCATACTTCTCGGCTTTGCTCACCAGCGAGCAACCACCGTGACGTCGATGACTTCGCCGAACTCGGTGGTCACCGTGCCCTCGAGAAACTTCCGCTCGTCGAGCCAGAAGTCATTCTCGTATTCCCGCACTTCGCGATTGGTGCCGCCGAGTGATTCACCCTCCGCGTTGTGCGTGGGGCGATGAGTGGACTTGCGGGTCCAGTTGTCAGCGTCGAAGATCGCCGGCCAGAACTTCATATGCATCTCGCCGGACTCTTCCTTGGAGACGATGTTGAACTGGTTGCGAACCAACTCGGGCTCGTCCTTGATCCGGTCCATCAGAGCCTGAAGGCAGTCCGCGGAACTGAAACGCTTTTCGCCGGGGTCCTGGAACTGCGGGGTCAGGCCAATGCCTGCAATGGGATTGAAACCGCCGGTGCTCATCACTTGATCTCCTTGTTCCAAAGCCTGTCACAGTCCTTATTGCCTGCCTGATAACAAGCAACAATAATGTCACGCTTTGCCATGTTTTTGGAATAACCTTCCACCGCCGTACCAATGGCCATGAAGGCCATTGGTGACATCATTGCGATGAAGATCCACTTGACTGCGCTGTCGGGCATTATCCCCAGAGTTCCTTTGCCTTCGCGATGGAGATGATGTTCTCCTGACCGATAAGATCAGCGGCCTTTACCAGCTTGCTGCTCTTGCCATCGGGATCCTTGGCCACCAAGTACGTGGTGTCCTTGTTGACCGAGGAGCCGATCCGACCCGAACGTGCCTCAATCTTGGCCTCCAAGTCCTTGTCCCGGATACCCGTGAACACGACCGTTACGCCATCGAGATCGCCACCGGTGACCTTTTCCTTGGGCTGTACCAGCGTGTAGTGGCCGTCGATTTCCTTCAGGAACGCCCGGAAGGTGTCGAGGTTTTCCACGATCGTGCGGGCGATGATATCGCCGAAGCCATCGAGGGCGGAGATTTCCTTGGCCAGCTGAACGCCCGGGAAGGCCACCAGCACGGGATCGCTGCCCATTGCCTCGATCAGCTTGGTCATCTTCCGACGACCAATGCCGCGACCCATCAGGTTGCTGGAGCCTGCGAGGATGCCCAGTTCCACGTTGCCCAGCTTGAGCTTGAGCCCGTTGTAGATCTTGGTACCTGCGCTGTCACCGGCCCCTGCCTTGAGCGTTGCCTCGTCGGCCAGGATGATGGAAGCCGGCGTCTTCAGCCCTGCATCATAGAGCTTCTCGATGCTGCCCTCACGAAGGTGGGGAACGTCCAGGCCCTGCGAGCCAAAGAAGCTGTTGATGATTTCCAGCTGAACCTGACGATTCTGCGTGGGATCCTTCAGGAAGAGATCGACGTCGCCCTCGGTCCAGCAGAGCTCGCCGAACTCGGCCTCGCTGGGCTCCTGCCAGG